GCCTTACTAGCCAGGGAATGTGAAACGGTGTGTGGGATGCGCCAGCTAGCGCAGTATACTACCCAGAAAACCCAGAGCGCAACAACGAAACGCCCGACATACTTTACACTATTTACAAAACACACAAATCACCAACGACCCGTAACACCCACTACTGTTGAGTTGGCCTCAACGGACGGGGAGGCAATAGCGACCGAAACACCTGCTGCACCGGTGGTTCGGATCTGTCCAAGCCCGGCGTGTCCCATTCCACATACTCATCCCCAAAGTGGACATCGATCATTCTCTTGACCATGTGTTCCAGCGATTCGGGGGCAGGGGCTGCGAAGGTGTTGGGCACCTGGACAATGTAGACAAAACCTGTACCTGTGCCCACCACGTTCGGGCTGGTAAAGGTGAGGGTTCCGGCTGTAACAACGTCCACCATGGCAAGCACTGCAAAATCTGACGTGCCGTTACCGTAATACGGTGACCCAACGGACCCTGCCACGGAAGCAAGGGTCGCGCCTGAACTCGCGGAAAAACTCCCTGCAGAGTAAGTCGTGGTGGAGTGGTTGACATTGACAACCAAATATCTCCCCGATCCTGTGATACGGAGGGTGTTGGTGCCAGCCACAACAGGCATGGATGAGTACACTGCACTCAGGCCGGTCAGGGCGTTGCCGGTGACAGGTGCCGTGGATGCTGAGTAGAACGCTGTGGATGTTGGCCCGAGTTTTGGGTGCATGAGCTCAACATGGTAAGAGACCCACAGTTCTCCAACGACAGCAGCCGCTTGGCTTCCGACGGTTGCAATCTGGAACGTGCCGACGTCATAAAACCTTGAGTCGGCTCCGGTGGGCACACCTCCTGAACGCACGTAGCGCTTGGACAAGGCTTCCAGCTTGGGCGAGCACTCGACAGCATGTAGCATGCTATCACTGGGTCGGCTGCTGGTTGCGAACTCATAATTGTCCATCTGCTGCTTCGTGGTAAAGTTTGCATCGATTGAATCGTAACTGGTGGCCATGATGACTGTGCCCAGTGCCGTGTTTGTGCTGTTGAGGGCATCGGCACTGGTTGATTTGAATTCAAACACCAATCCATGCATGTCATACATCTCAAAGTTCTGGGCAATTGAACTGAGAATTGGGAACGTGCTTGAAATGCCTGGATTGATTGAAAACGCTGTATTCGAAAATGCAGTTGTAGATGAAATATCCCCTAAATACTCCCTGTTTGAAAAGAATACATGGCCGGTGTCTTTAAACACCGGCGGTCCTCCCTGTAATACAGTGTTTCTTTTCACTTTGTAGGATCCCCGACCCATGATTCGGTCGATGACCCCTCCAACGCCACCTGCGACAACCCCTGCCGCAGGTGACACCAATGACCCGATGGATGAGCCAATTCGCTGGAAAGAATTCCTCCCTTTTGGGGGGCGTTGACGCGCCTGTACCGCAGTGGCACTGGCTGTCGGCTTGATGCCTTGGCGCATCTTGCGGACGACCTTCTTCTTCCCTTGGCGTTTGGCTGATCGTTTGAACATGACGAGAAGCTGAGAATTGCAATTGAAAACGTAGATGAAACTAAATTTCAAGAGGGGCGCGTCCGCCCTTCGCTACGTGGTGGAACTTGCATGTCCCAGCTGGTCTCGTACATTTGCCTTTGTAGAAATTGCGACACACTGCAACGTGGGCATTGGGACATGATTTGCCCTGTAGACACTTCTCATTCACATAATCGTCACAGACGATCTTGACGAACGGAGGTTTACCTGGAGTTTTACTCTCGGTTGGGGGTTCGGAATACTCGGCACCTTCCACCCCTTTGGTCTCCTCTTGGCCTTTGTGGAGCTCAAGATATGAATCATTTGCGTTCTTGAGACATTCTTTTACTTCCTCAGACGTGAGTGGACTCGGTCGGCTACCGAACTCCTTCGTCGGGCGTCTGGCCACGGCATCTTTCTCACATGCTCCCCAAACCCACTGGGTGAAGTCTTCGCGGGCGGTTCCAGTTTGATACTTGTCTGGGTTTTGGAAGGGGTTGTCCTCTGGCGGGACCATGTGCACAACCTCACCGAACGTCGGCCAACGGGCCATGCGTGTGGCCAGATCAACGAGCCACTCGGACGTGTCCACGAGCTTCGGTTCTGGGGCAGCGGGCGGCAAGGCTGGCGTGGCAGGGGACGCCTGCTCAGCTTTCGCAAACAGCTCACTCACTTCGTCAATGGTGGGCAACGGTCGGCTTTGGAAACGGAGCTTGGCGAGATCGTCTTCCAAGGAGTATGACATGCGCTCCAACGAGCGCACTGCCTGCTGAAGGTCCTCATCTTCAAGCCGGGATTTTATCTCGCGTTCGGATAGAGGCTTGTTTGGAGCTGGCACTACCTCTTCTTCGGTGTTCGGTTCCATGATGGTGTCTTCTACAATGGTTCGAACCGTCACCTTGGGCTGTCTTTTCTCGAGCACGCAGGGCAGCGTGAGCAAATCGATTGGCCGGCGAGCCGCAGCCAACGCTGCGAACAAACCTGTTACGTCACAATCAGGTAGCCATGCTTGTACAAAAGCGCCGTAGTCATCTGGTTGTCTGTTCGGCCAGTTGACATCTTCCGAGTACTGACTCCACCAACTGGCGATGCCTCTGATGCCCTTCGACTCCAGGACCAAGCCGACACGTTCAGCAGTCTTGACCAATTCTGAAATGATTGGAGTGTGCCGGTCGGTCAGGGCAAGGCCGCTCAACTTTTCCTTGAGCTTGTCGAGTGGCTTCAGACCACACTTGTTCGGGGTAACATGCAACTTCGATAAAATGCGAGCCAAGTCACAAGTGGAGGTTGTGTCGCCATTCCACAGATCGCGTGAATAAAACCTGGAGAGGAAATTAACTCCAGGCTCCCCGCGTTGGTACTCCATGACTTCGACACTCTGTCCAAACATGGCAGCAGTTTTCACGAGTTGGTCGCATCCCACGTTCTCGGGCGTGACTTCACTTGCGATTCCGTCATCGCCTCCGAACAGACCAGCGGCATAAAATGCCTCATCTTTGCCGATGCCGAGGTCTCGTCTGTTGCAGTAGTCGAGGAACTTGACGTCCGTCGAATTCATGATTGCTGTTTCAAGAGACCCACTGCCTCTCTGCCAATCAATCGGGTACTTGACTGCTTGTCTGGTCCCTTTGTGGTTCGAGAAGCGGGACTTGACGTTGCACTGCTTGTTCATGAGCACAAGAAGGTAGTTTCGCTCTTCGAGGGAGAAGTAGCGGAACATGCACATTTTCTCAAGCAATCTGAGTGCTTCATGGACGTGTCCATCCATTTTGCGCAAATCTGAGCAATTCAGACCCGCCTTGCTCATGACAGCCATCTGGGCAACCGTCTCTGCAATCTCCAGTGGGGTTTTACCGAACGCGTACCACGGCTGAGTCGTAACAAAATCGGCGAAGCTGTAGATGTAGCTGGCATAATCTCGTTTGTTGACCCCTTTGAAAGTGGTGATGATACGTGGTACGGCAGGTTTTTGGGCAGCCTCGTTTTTCAGAAATGCTCGCGCTTCGTCCCCCTCGATACCATCGAATTCAGCCGCATCGAGGATGGCGCGCTGGCTTGGGCGAGCTTGACGGTCGTACACCTCATCAATCTCCAATGGTCGTCCAACATGGGGACAAGGGATGAGCAATTCGGCAAATTCCTCCATGTATCCGATCATTTTCCTCGAAATCGGGCGTTCTGCGATACGTTGGGCGTCCTTCTGCGGGGCAAGAATGCGACCAATGACAGCGGCTACCTCGTTGTTCCTTGAACGTGTGGGCGCCCATGCTTCCGGAACAATCGGCGACATGTAGGTGATCATCATGTCCTGACCCGTATCTTGGACTCGGTTGCCCACAAGCTCATATGAACGTACACCTTCAGGCACTGGATAGACATATGAGACCTTCGGCGCAACCAGGGCTCGGGTGTAATCGGTGAGCAGAACTGCGCATTCACGAGCGTGTTCCTTGTCGTCGTACCCGGCCACCTCAAGCCATGTCTGCACAGTTGCTGCTCCAATTGGCATTTTCCCAATGTCGTGAGCAATTCTGATAGCTTCCAAAGTGCGCTGGGGGACGGTGGCGTGGAGCAACTCGTCGGGTTTCCCAACACTGACGTCGACTCCGTCCTGCTTCACGATACGTAAGGCATTGTAGGCTCCGGCATTTACCACGAATCGGTGCAACGAGTCACGTTCCATGAGGCGCGCGATGTAGGCATAACCATACGCCCAATTGCCATCTGGCACAAGCAGAACGTACTCATGGTGGGGGTCCGCCTGGCGACGTTCCACCAGGTAATGGGTGGTATATCGCCAATTGGTCACGGTGATGGTGTCCTGGCTGTAGCACCACACCTTGTGTTGGTATGTGGCACCCCCTGACACCCGATACGTGATTTTGTTGTCCTCCCCAAATGAAAAGCTGTACTCACCACCTGAATGGGCAACTGACGTGGGCTGGCACGTGTACAGCAAAATTGGGTTGGTGTTTCCTACCATGAAATCTGGCATGTCCATGTAGTAGTCAACATCTGTCAACACGATGAGCCGGTTGAGCCCTGGCTCTTTCGTTTCGTGTCCAATATTGAGATCTTTCATCCAATACGACACGCGGGTGATGTCAAGTCCGTCCAACTTGTCCGCCAAAGACCCTTGAATGACCAATGGGCTGAACGCCGTATTCGCACATATCATGCGAGCAATGGTCGTGGTGGCGGTTCTGCTGGCAGCCGATTTCGGATGGGTATGGCCCTTCGACCCTGCGAAGATGTGAGGATTGTTCAAATTGCGGAACTGCTTCCTCAACATCTCTTGGCTGACCTGGGGAGGTCTGCGACCCTTCGAACACAGCTGTGACACAATCTCAGTATACTTGCGCTTAACAAATTTGCCGATTTGCACTCGGAAAATGAAAGCGACCGTTCCGACTACTACGACTGTCAACAACAGTGTAGGACGGCGGAACTTGAATGAAGTGTACGTGGTGAGAGTGGTCAGACGCTTCATCTCTGATACCACCCACTTGGAGGCGGCCGAGAATGATTTTTCCAAACGGTGATACACGCCTACCTGCTTTGGCGGCACCCATTCGTGTGGAAACTGATCCCACGCGTTGCTCGCGCGTAGGGAAGATGACAAACGGTCCCAAAAGGCGGTGGACTGACCACCGCCCTTAGGACGTGAACCGTGGGAATGAAACATGAAAACGGT